GTTTAGAATGTAATGCTTATAGAATATAGACGGTGAATACAATAACTTATTTAATCCAGAGTAACTGAAATAAAACTTGTTCTCGTAAAATCTATCTTCTGCTTGGGGATCAAACATCTACTTCCTCTTTTTTGGTTAACATATACTCCTCGTATGGAATTATTTTAATGTCCACACTTAACACATTATGCTTCTCAACCTCTTCGATTATATGATAATCTTTTACCTTATTGATAATCTTTTCAGCTAATTCGTTATAGATTTCTTCAGTGAGGCATCCGTTTTCTTTAAACATTGCCACTGCTTCTACATTAGAGACATGCTGCATATGACCAACTGCTGCCATAAAAGTCTTATGCGCCTTAGTATTACGATGTTTGTAATAGGTAATGGCATAATTTATATCTTTTAGTAGCTTCCATATATAATAAGAAGATGGGACTATGTCACAGTTATATAACATGTTCATTGCCACAGACTTATCTTCGTCACTACCTCTAAGCATCATTGCTAATGTATCATGTATGTCACTATCTATAGTAACTTTATCTATACCCTTGAACAAACTATTTACACTAACAACCGGAAGTTTTCTAGACAGCATGTTGTATAGAATAAATACACCATCATCTGTGATATAAAATTTTCTGCGTTGATTAGCATACATTGTCCAGTCTTCGTACCTGCTGTTGATTTCACTAGTATACATTACAGAGGTTTGCTGATTAAGACGATCAGCTGTAACTCCAGCTCTAGACGACATGAAGTTTATGAATTGATTCTTAAGATCAACACCACAATTATCAAACTCTAGCATATAACCATGGCCATCTACTAGCAGTGCTCTAGAATCTACAGAAATCTCATAGATTGAGTTATACTCTGAGATATGATCATTACCAATAACGAAACTTGCATTACTGATATCATTAGTAATTTTCAAATCATATCTCTTACAGATCTCTTTTATGTCATCCTTCTTTAGATTATTCTTCGGCAGGATAAAACCTTTGGCACCTTTAGGTATACTGGTTATATCCGTATACGCAGTAAACATTTTAACTATCTTACTATAATTATCCTCACTAAGGAAATGGATATTATAGTGCATGCCGGGTCTAACCATAATGCTAGACCCTTCAATAAACTTTAATCTACCTAACTGTTCTTCTGTTAATTTTATGCTTCTCTGCATACGTTATTATTTTACGGCCATTTTAACAATTTCAGCATCCATCATAAGCTTAGTAAATTTGGTTTTGTTACCGTTAATTACATTCTTAATGATGTGATATTTAATATCATTAGTAAATACATCTGACGTTACAATATTCTTTACACGCTCCAGTATCTTATCAGTCACTTGTTCTGTATTACTATAGTTAACAGTATAGTTAATAAGACGAGTAGCTAGAACACTTGCAATGTCAGCACGATAATTAGCACCTGTTCCAATTGTTTCATGCAACTCAGACTTTACGTTATCCCAGCTCTGATTCAAGAGAACCTGATTAGGAGAAATCATCTTGTCAAGTCTGTTATTGATAAACATGGTAAACATTGTACCGAATGTCTCACCTACAGAACCTTCTGCAATAAATTGAATCATTGGAAGATTGTTCTCAAAAGAATCAAAGCTGCTAATAGAGTTAAAGAATGTAGTAATACTACGAGCATTAGTCTCCTTAGTAACAAGCTCTGGATGTAACAGTAAGAAGTTGATACAACGGCTATCTAGGTTTGCAGACTCTGCCCATTTTGCCCAGCAGTCAATATCAAACTTAAGATTAGCTGTAATGAAACGAGTCTTTTGTGCAACGTCAATAGATGTTACATTGTAATCACCATTATCAGGATTCGTAGTCAAGATAATGTGCCAGTCTTTTGGAAGCTTCCATGAGATGTATTCTTGACGGTCAATCAAATCCATACAAGCTTGTAAGAATCTAGAGTCAGCACGAGTATAGTCATCTAAGATAAGAATACCGCCATCACCTTTACCTTGAATCCATTCAGGAGCAGCATGAGTCATTCTCTTCTCACCTGTTGGTATATATTTGTTCTGAATATACAGAGGCAAAGTATTCTCAGGAACCCATTTAGTTACTTCATCTTTCTTAATCTCAAATTCTTTCATTGGAAAACCTGTGAGGTCACCAATCTCTTCGATCTGTGCAAGATTCAACTTTACAACATGCAGACCTAGTGACTTACCTATCTCTAGAATAGTGCTAGTCTTACCGATACCTGCCTCACCCTCAACAGCAACAGCTACTGGAATCTTTCCATTCTGCTGAAGATATCTGTTGTTGGTTACAATATGATTAACGAAACTCTTAAGTTCTGAAGTATTTAAATTTACTTGTGCCATCTTAGTTTAATTTAATTTGTGGTCCTTTTAATGATTTGTTTATGCTACCACGGGTAGATATTACCCAAAGCATTTTGCCTTTTACATTTATATCCGTATCACATTCGCCATCAGTAAGATAGACTAGACACGTATACTTTCCAGTATTTGCATTATAATATTCTAACACAGGATCAAAGCTAGTACCACCTCTTCCGTGAACTACTAATTCTTGACCCCTTCTATATTCTCCAATATAACTTATAGATGTATCACACTGTATTACTGTGATGTCACTACCCGTTTTATTAATGTGATCTATCTCATGAAAGAATTCTTTTAACTCTTTATCTGAAACAGATCCACTTGTATCAATTGCTACAAGAATATGCCGGCGTTGTTTAATTTTCAGACCTGGATTCTCTTCAAATCTTTTATTAAACTTACGTCTAAGCTTTTTGGTATATACCTTTTGAGAACCCCCAGTAAATCTTCTAAGATAACCTTTCCAATCAAACTTTGGTGGTTCTTTTACATTCAATCTTTCTAGAATACTCTTTAGTTCTCCTGGTATATTACCTCTTGACTTTTCTACCTGTTCTTTAATCTCAGATAGAACGTGTTCAGTTTGCTTTTCAATCAGTTTCTTCTCTGCATCACTAAGGTTTTCAAATTCACCCCATGATTCGTGATCAGGTATCATGTCTCCCATTTGTGTATGAGATTGACCAGAACCTTGATCATCCATCATCTGTTGAATTCTCTGACTAGATTCGCTATCAGGATTGTTATCAAGTTCATTCTTGATAAGATCATAATATGTATGCCAGCCTACCTTTTCAGGAAGATTTAACTGTACAAATGGATCTGTCTTGATTGTACAGCCACCATCTGGTAAGTTAATACCATCAATGTACTGATTAATCTCTAGATCCATTGCAATATTAGACAGCTTCTTGTCATAGCCAGGATGTTCCGAACAGATATGAAAGAATGCAATATGCAACAGCTCATGTTTTAATAGTCCGAGCTTATGGGGATCAGACAATGACCCCCAAAACTCAGGATTAATTACAAGCTGATAGTTAATATTATTTTTAGCGACACCTGCAGTAGGTACTTTATCAGACCATATCTTATTCAAACTAATGAGAAACAAACCATAGAATGGTTCTTTAAGCATTAGTTCTTTACTGGTCTTAGCTAGTGAATCTTGATGATTCATTCTTAATAGGTATTAGTTTTAAATTAAAATCACTTAGGAAACTGAATCCCCATTCCATCATGTTTCTTTTTATGGAAACCGAAAACTTATCTAGGAAATAGTCTATAGCCTCACCTGAAACATTATGATATACAATTTCATTATATAGTGAGGTATATGTAACATTGCTGTTAAAATCTATATGCCTACAGATTAAAGTTAACTGATTAACTATAGTCTCCATAAACACAGTCTGCCTACATTCTGTATTTGCTTCTTTATACATGATCAATAGATACGGCAGGTTTTGTACTACATCTATATGTCTGATTGTTTCTGTAGCAACTGTCAAGTTATCCTTGTCACTTGACTGCATCATCTTAAGAATGTTATCACAAATCTCTGGTGTTAACTTTAGTTCATTAGTCATTGATATCCAATGTTTTAAGCATCCACGGTTGTGGATTATTCATAAATAATATCCATTCTCTTGCACTTGGTATGTAACCATTGCAATCTTCTTTTACATGTTGTTCTCCAACATAACGGGTGTAAACTTTCTTGCCATCAGAATTGATGAAGGAAGCACCAAAGATTCTTTCACATTCAAATATTCCCTCGCTGTGATGACGGAATAGACGATGCATACTATGACCATACCAGGCCTTAGTTTCATCAAACCAATCATGAATGTCTGTGTAATCTTCTAGTTTACCACCCCATTTTTTGACAGAACTTTTTGCGTGTTCATGGGGATGTGCCATAATCTAAATTTCAATTTCTCCAACGATAGTTGTTAACTCTCCAGATTCACTGTTAGGTTCCTCTACAAACTGGACACCTTCAATGTCCCATTCTTTTTCTTTAAAATTCATATGCAATGTACCTCTACCACCCTCATTATTATACCAATCATAACTATAGTGGCGATGGATTATACGTTCTCCAATTTTGTGTATAATATCTATAGTACGGTCGTCCCCATCTACATCAATCTCATCTCCTTCCTCGTTATAATATCTCCATTCATCTATGTCTCCACTATCTCCACCACCAGAAAAATCTACTTCTACTTTATAAATACCTGCTTCTTTTACAGCCATCATAGCTGATACAATTTCTGCGTCTGTCATTTGTTTTGCTTATAAAATTTACCAAGAATGTTTCCGTTAAGCCACCTGTCTGATTCTAAAACTTCAAATTTGAATTGATACTTTGTCTCATTGTAAGACAGTTCAGATTTAGAATAGCAGATTTTAAGGATGGATCTCTTGATAACTATACCATCCTTATGTGCTTGCTTTAAGACATCATTACTACTGTAGTAGTTCTGATATGTTGATTTACGTACACGTTTATACGTCTTCTTACGCTTATCTGTAGGCAGTGCCTTCTTGCTAAGCTTGGTTTTTACATCTGCAAAAAAGTTTTTCTTACCTATGTACGCAACAGCTTTGTTATTTATTGTTGCTTCCATAATGTATATAAAACCGATTGCACTTTCAGGAATCATCTCTTCTGTGAACACGACTCCGTTATATATCCAACTCATTTCAGTAATGTATGTTTAAGGATTGGCCTCAAGATTTTATCTACTGCATCAATACCATGAACTTTAACAGAGTCTGACAAATCTTTTTCCAGTTTAAGATGTATGCCTGGTATCTGATACAATGCGTTATACTTTGCCATTGCTTCCATTCCAACCTTATCATTATCAAGTAGAGTACAGATAGACTTATACTTTACTTTATATAGATTGATTACCTCCTTGCGGATTATACTATTCTCACTATCCGGGGCAACTACTTCTACAGGATATCCCATAGAATCTATACACATTGCATCTTTAAGAGAACTGCATATTATCAGATACGGTTTCGTAAACTGCAGCTGATCAGTACCTTGCAGATAGTCTCTGACTTTTATGAATTTATAATCTGAACTCTTGGGTCGGTATATCTTACATATCTGGTTACTTGAATTATAATAACCGTAAATATAATTACCTCTTACATCAAAGCCCGGTTTGTCAATGCAAGTAAAGGCATAGTGATCAATAGGTCTTACATTAAACTTTTCTAATGTCTCAGAACCTATATTATACTGCATCCAGTAGTTAGCATCTAGATTATTCCACGGTCTTTCTACAACAGTAGACAATTCATATTTGTTTTCCTCAACTATGGGACTGAGGAAATACCCATTCTTATTTTTCTCTAGGAAGACTGAATAGTCTTTCATTATCATATGGACGGTATCAGAATACTCTAGTTTATATAATTCAGATACTAGATTTACATCACTGCCACCATAGCCAGTAGAAAAGTCTTTCCATTTATACTTACCGTCCCTATAATAGATAAAGAAACTAGGGTTCGTATCCTTATGATTGAATAAGGATTTCATCTTAACACTTTGACCTGTAAGCTTTTCGGTTAGCTTACAATAATATTCATATATCCAAGTAGATGGAACCTCATCTATTGATAATACTATGGATCTTGTACTAAGCATGCTGTAAAAAATTAAAGGGGACAGTTGATTCTGCCCCCTTTGTTATCTTATAAGTTAACTATTACAACTCAAAGTCATCAGCCAGAGACTTCTTAGTTGTACCCTCTCCAAAAGTTTTAACCTCTACGGTCTTGCTTTTCTTGATGTGAACTTCAGTATTGAACTTTACTACTTTACTTTTTACTTCATCGATATGAGCACCCTCATATGCTATACCATCCTTAGACCACTTTGGAAAATACAAATCATGATTAGTATAACCTGCCTTGTTCTGATACTCTTTGCCTGCAATACATACACGCAAAAACTTATTAGCAAAAGGCTTATCATAATTAAACTGATTGATTAATGAATCTACAGTATCATGCTTTTCATCTTGAGAATCTAGCCATGCAGATGACCCAGTCTCATTACATAAATTCTTAATTGCCTTTAGGATCTCCTCATCTCTTTTAATGACATTACCCTTTGGAGTTATACCATCTGCAAATGGATACTCGGTAAGCTTTACACGACCTACCTGACCATCATGACGACCCAAGCCTGGGTTATCTTTATCAATATAAAATCCTTCAAAGTCATCACCTAATGCAGGACCCTCAACATCTAGAATGATATTGAAAGCTTCCTTATTATAAGGTGTTGCCTCAAGTCGGATGTTATAAATTTTTACAGATGCATTACCCGGAGATAATGTCTTTGATACAGATGACGATGATCCGTTTTCTTTAATGTTCTTTGTACTAATCATGGTTTTAAATTTAGTCGATGAAGATTTTAGACCAGTCAACTGTTACGCTGCCGTCCTCATTAATTTTTGAAATTTCAAATTCTTTATTCTTTAGATGCGTAGGTCTTGCACCACAAGATACATCATCCTTGGTCTTGAAACTAAGAATGTTGGTATCTCCTTTTCTGTACAAATATCCGATAGCATCCGAGTGCTGCATGATAATTCTTTTAAGTTTACCTGTCAGGTCTAAATCCATTGATGTGAATTCAGCCCCGTTCTTTTCCAGCAGCACATCCTTTACGTGACCAGCAAGAATAACTCTTGGTGCCCATTTCTTAATATAAGCAATAATAGTTGAGAATGCTTCACGAAGCCAAGGATAACCAGCACCGTTAGGCATGTTAAGTATGCTACCATACTTAGCCTTACCCTCTGTAAACCAGGACTTTCCCATTGGAGATTGAGAATAAAGTTCCTCAGCAAATGGAATACAAATTTCCTCCAAAGCAGTAATTGTATCTACAGCTACATACTTATAGGGATAACCTGCATCCTTAATTGCTTTACCGATTGCTTTAATTTCATCTACATTGGCAGCACCAATCTTTAAAGCCTCAACATACTTAGAACCAGATTCTAAATCTAGGATCAAGCAATCAGGTAGATCAGCAAACAAAGTAGTCTTACCTACCTTAGGCTTACTAAAGATTACAAGATTCTCTGGACTTGATGTATCAGGCTTCTGTTTCTTTGTTGGCAATACGATTTCCATTAGCTTTTAATTATTTGATTTAGCCACTTCTTTCTGCTTACAGGTTTCTGCAACATGATTGCTGCTAAATCTCTAAGGGTTATTCTATCTAGAGGACAGTCCTCATCTGGATCCATGATCTCATCAAATGTATCAAATGTAATTATCTGAGAATCAGTATCTTCAACTTTTGTTAGAACTGCAACTGCCTCTAATTCACTAACTGGAACAAGATATCTACGGTCACTGCTATTTTCTAGCTCAACAGAATCATATTCTTCTTCCCAGTATTTATTGTATTTCCACTTATACAGGGTTCTTTCATCTGTTTCAGGTTCAAATTCTTTATTTACAAACTCCGTGTAAATATCCTGTCCTTTCTTTAACTGACTTGGAAATAAACTAACATGCAATTCAGTCTTTGTATATGGCTTGTATGCCATTGTAGGTACAAACAACGGATCATCTATACCGAGTGCCTCAAATGTTTTTTGATGATACTCTACAAGATTCTGCATCCTAGCTTTTTTATCAAGCAGGTTCTTCTTTTCTTGAGTCTTAATCATTATTTTGTATTTAAACGTTTCTCTTGTTTCGGTGGTGTCGGTATTTCTACTACACTCATGCTTTCAAAATTACCTCTGAAGAAACTCATCCTGGTATCACCATTCTCTCCTCTTAAGTTTTGTAAGAGTTTCTGCAAATTCATAAAGCATATCCTGCTTATTCTGTCCATTGTTTACCTTAAGCAGGTACGAATGGTCAAGAGTAATAATCGTATTGACGTATCTTGGAACTTCTCCCTCTGTATTAATGTGACTTTCCATGTAATCAACGATTACTTCTTCAATCTCCTTAACAGTCATGGGATTTTCTACTACGTCAATAGGATACTTTACTCTAATCTTTGCATAGTCATAGCATTTTATAAGAGTTTCATCATCTAGCTGACCATTAGCACTACATAAATCCTTGTATGATCTGTTGACCACACTGGAGAATTCACGTAATGCTGTTACTCTGGAAAGCATCTCGAACTGAAATTCTAATATCCTAAATTCTTCACCTTTATTCAGTACAAATGCGCTGTTTACAATATTGTCTTTTACTAAGGTCTTACCAGCACCAGACCTACCTGCAATAACAGTTAGAGTATTCCACTCTATACCATCGGTAGATGCATCATTAAATTTAGGCCAGGGAGTTTTGATACTACGTATCTTACCTTCCTTTCTTCCTTTCATGTACTCTAGTGCCTGGACAAAACCATCTTTCTGCCCTTTCCAAGCATGATTTTTTTCTACCATTATACTGAAAATGAGATTGTTACCGGACTAGTAACTTAGAATGATTCTAGGACTTTCCGGGATATAAAGCTATAACCTTTACTCAATAGTTCCAAAAAAATATTGATAAAAATTATCTGCCAGAAGCTGATTTGAATACCTAGTATATCAGTACTAAACCTCCAAACAATAACATGTAACAGCAGCATGATGCACAACATCATTACTACTGCACCTAACTTTCTATAATTCATACTACTTTTTCGGATAGTGTGGTTTCTTCTTCGTAACCACCATTTAAAATTATCTCACAATAACTAGCAAGATCTGAATCTTTTGTCTTGTCTGGGTTGGTTTTACCGATAAAGTATTGTGAATTTCTCATGTACATAAACTTCTGTTTCTCAAAGCTATCTACATAATAAGCCGTAGCTTTTAGAATTGTCTCCCAACTGTATTCATAGTTCTGAAAAAACCATTTGAATGCCTTCTCAATATCTCTACGATTTACTCTAGCAGATTTACCGCTAGGTAATTTACCTTTAGGGAACAGCTCTAGGTACTGACCTATAAAATCATCAGATATTACAGGCTTTTCCTCTACTATCTTTTCTTGGAATAAAGCCTCAACTTTTTTCAAAACGATTTTACCTTCCTCAGTCATTGCATACTTATCATCTAGCAACTTAGTGGCTACCAGATTTCTTAGTTCTGCATGTGCATTTACAGATTTAGGTCTACGCTTATTAGCAATACACCATAGAATATGAAATGCATTTGGAGTTACATCTAACTCGTCAAGGATATCGTAAAACTGTTTGATCATCATATGTAAATCGTTGGTCTAAAGCAAGTTGTGTATAATCACCTTCCAAAGTCTTGAACTTATGGGTAGTATCTAACTCTGGATACATCTCTGCTACAATCTTTTTTGCTTTGTCATAATTGATTCCAAATATAGAAAGAGCATCATACAATCCCTTAGCCTTTACATATCTTTTGTTACTAAAAACAATGAAGTTGTATTCCCCGCTGTTTGGATCTAGAAAACCACGGATTGAAACTTTTTCTGGTAACGGTGTATACCTTTTAGTAGATGATTTTTGGCTTTTCATTTTTTTCGAGTTGATAGTTTATTTTATTCCATAAATCATTGCAATCCCATTCAGCCTGTCCAGTATAGGCAGCACTTGCAGGATGCGTAGCAAATATCTTATAGCAGTTATCAGGTATCATATCTGCATACTCTTGTGCCACCTTACCAAGAAAAACATAAATGATATCTTGTTTATTCCATATAAGATGATCAATCAGAGCTGCAGTAAATGGTTTCCAAACTAGCCGGTGACTACCTGGTTTACCAATAGTTGTAGTCAATGCACTATTAAGCATTAGTATACCTTGATTAGCCCATTTGGTTAGATCTGCAGACTTATCTATAGTCTGACCAGTAGTTCTTTCTATTGAATCATACATGTACTTTAGAGACTTTTCTATTGTACCTTGCATGCTACAACTAAAGGCTATGCCATCGGCCACATTTACCTGTGGATATGGATCCTGACCAACTATTACAACACGTGTATTTTCATAGGGACATTCTTCAAATGCTCTAAATAGATTCTTTATCTGTGGTGTCCACTTTTTACCATTAACTGATTCATTATGAAGGAATTCCAATATTGAATCGAAGTCTGAGGACATCACAAAATTTACAGTTGCTGGTCCCCAACCAGCTGATTTTAGTTTTTGAAATAGTTTCTCTTTTATTTCTTGTAAGTCTATATCTTTCATTTATATTTGTGCATTAAATAAAATCAACATGTCAGAAAATACAACAACTCCCGCAGAAGATTTGAAGCCAGTTAGAGCTGAAGTATACAAGGAAGAAACATCTATTATGGTAGATATTCCTGTTGCATACGTAATGCGTTTTAACCAACTGCTTTTAGAGTTTGTTCCATTCAAAGATCAGGAACACTTTACAGAAGTGATGAAGAATATTGGTGAAGGAAAGATTGAAGAACCGTTTGCATATCATTGCCAAACTATCTTAGCATTCCTCACACTTATAGAGACAGCTGCAAGATCACAAGATAAATTACAATGGG